TATCCAAGACCTTTTCAAATAACTCGGCCCTTGATATACCACCTCCATCACTTGACTATTCTGCACCCGCAAATATGTTACCAATGAATAATACTTATTCCTAGTTTTGAATACCATATGATACACTTGGGACACATACTCACAAAACCTATCTATTCCTATTAAAGCGTCCAAATCCCTAGGGTATGCATACACAAAATCATCTCCTGTAATCAGCATCACTAACCGCCTTGCAGTCAATGCTCCCCATATCAATTTTCTATCACTAGGGCTAGACACTCTCATTTTATAGAACACAAAGGTCAAAAACATCATTATTCCTACTATCCAAGAGTCTCCATGTGATGTTTCCAGGCTGCCTGAGGGCATCACACCCAACAGAAAAACAAAATCCTTCAGCCATCGTACACATTTCCCTGCTAACTGTTCTGCACACCCCTCCAACAAGTATTGATACATTCGATACATATGAGTGTCTTCCTTTATAATCCATAACGATCCCATCATCATGTACAACATCAACATCATAGAATTTATGCTCAAATCTAATGACTCCACATCTCCATCTGAAATCATCATAGTACCATCTTTAGACTTCAGATATGTCTTATTGATTGTCTGTGCATCATTATACCCTAATTCTATTTCATCATATGAGTCCATTTCATCTCCAAACAACTGAAGATACTTCAAGTATGCTCCTCCTTCTGTCCACTTAGCCCCTATATCTATATGAACAGTACTGTTCCTAGCATGCTTAGCACTTAAAGTTCCATCCAATCGTATTTCGTAACTATCTGGAGCATATGTTCTCTCTTGATGTCGGGTTTTAAACAATACATGTAATCCAGAATCCCCACTCATAAAGAACAACCTCACTTTCTTATAGATCTTCTCAACCATATCATCGCTTAAATCTCCCAGATCTATCCCTGACAACCTCTGCTGTTTAACTGACAATGATATTATATGTCGAATTAATTCTTTCTCTATTGGTACCTCATGACGAGTAGCCTCAAAAATCTTTATCAATTGTATTATAACTTCTCCCAAAATTATATGTTGAGCCTGCTTCTTCGTAGGAGAGGAAGTGAATTTCACTGTCATTCCTTTTAGTTCCACATCCTCGTATTTTCGATAGCGCCTCAATGATGACTTACTCTTAGTAAACTTCCAGTACTTCAAATCCCCTATTTCTAGTGTAAATCTAATTGGTTGTAAATCCACACAATAAGCGTAATAAAACTTTAGTGCACAATGAGTGTCGTTGAAATCATATGCCGCATCAACTCCTGTGTGCATCTTAAACATTTTCAACAACCGCGCCTCTAAACCTATATCTGGATTATACTG